TGGCTTCGCAGCCTTTAGTTCTAACGTTATTATGTGCAGTTGTTTTAAAATAATATCTTGTAAATTCAAGCATATGAATACCTCAACTGCACATAATATTAAGCTGTACATAATATTTGTTATGTGTTGCAACACATAACAGATACATGTACTCAGCATCCACAGCAGAAGAGAAGGTTGCTTCCACGCCGAGACGTTCAAGCCCTTCGAGCAATCGTTCCGCAGATTCAGGCGTACAATCAGAAAGGATGCGGATCTCGAGTTGACCTCGGTGAGCGTAATAGTTCTCCTTCATCCACGGGCGATATATACCCTCAACACCATCTCCAAGGTCGATCCTGTATTCCAAGCCCTTAGCTTTGAAACTGGAGTGTAGTTTCCTTAGTGTCACATCCTCATCCATGACCTCGATTTTACCTTTGCGAACCGTTTTCTGATCTCCATAAACCGTGGTTCTCTTAACGGTCGGAATCTTTTCACCAGAAGGTTTAATGGGTTTTTGTTTCTTCAGGTATTGATTGAATGATCCTATTTTCTTGCGACCACCGACAGAAACGGAAGCTTCGATATGATCAAGTGTTTTCAAATACTGCTTTGCCATAGCTTTCAAATCAGGATCGCGTTTTTTCAGCATCTTTGACAGTGAAGATCGATGAGCTAATGCAGAATCAATTGTAGATTTATTGAAAACATAGTCACCGGTGTCGATGTGATAATTCAGAGACTTGACTGCAGCGAGAATATCATCGAAAAACATATCATCAACCAAGGTATGCCCTGTAGATTGACCGATGGTGTCTCCGGGACCTGTTGAAAGGTTCGCCAATAATTTCTTTTCAGCATCCGGTCGGATCTTCATCCGCATTACGGTTCGTGTTTTTCCTTTCACGGTTTCTGTGTATAGCAACACATTCTGATCCTCAATATCGTCCACATCGATCGGGAGTGATTTGCCCTGCCAACCTGATTCCTTCGCTTCACTGATCAGCACTTCTGCGTCTTCAGGGATGCGCTTGAATCCCTTTTTTGATTTCTCTGCAGGTGAGGATTTGGTGTCCACATCGAAACGGAATACAGCTTTCTTGTCCTTGGTTTTCTTTCGTAGAAGTCCCGCGTAGAATTCTTCAAAATCACGTTTCAGGTTATTTTTTCGGTGAAGTGCATTTTCATAGAATTGCTTCAGTTTCAGCCGTTGTTTGCTGAATCTCCTTTCTGCGTATGGTTTGAGTAATTCCATATACACTTCATCTGTTATGGATTCAATTGAGCTTATGTACTTGTAGGTTGCCTGCAAATCCATTTCAATCTTACCGTCACTCCATCCGCGCATAATGGTGTTGTAAAGCGGTTCCTTTTCTCCATGTTTCCGGTTAGGATGGTAGTTAATAGACAGACGGTCGTCACCCATGAATTTGAATAGCTGCCCTTTGTCGATTCCTTTGATTTCACCGTTCTTTAACCGGAGAAACTGTTTGCCATGAGCATCGTGGTTGGAAATCAACCAGTCAATGACATGTTCGCGCTGAATCTGCTCCAGCTCATTTGCTGAAAGATTCTCCACAACAACATTTCTAAAATCAAATTCCTTTGCCAGATCAGTGCGCCATTTCTGAATTGAACCTTTCATTTTACCTCTGCCTGGAACATCGAGTTCTATAAATCGCACTTCGATTGCATCCGGATCGATCAGTCTGCCAATCCGGTATGCCACCTCATCACCAAGAGCCCGAAATTCCTCTGAAACCGGTTTAAACAACCACCTGTCACCTTTCTTATCCTGGAAGAAATATTTTGTATGCGCACCTTCAATATCCGCATGTCCCTGAAAACTAAACGGTTTGTCCTTTGCGAATGTCTCCCAGGCTGCATCAGAGTTGGTGAAATTCGCGGAGTGTGTTGGAGTCTTATCCGGTTTTGCTGCAACAGGTGTGGAGACAGGTTTTGTTTTCTTCGCCTTCTTACCGTGTTTCTCAGCCCATTTTGCCCACTTGTTTTCGATATTTTCTGTTGCAATTTTAATCTCAATCGGATTATCTGAAGTCATCAGAGTAATCAGATCATCCTTTGATGCCCACTGGTAATGGTGAAGTTTATTCTGCTTGGCAATGTTTTTCAGATCCTTACCCTTTAGAACCTTCACCGATTCAGAAAAGAAGTTTTTCGCATAATCATATTGCTGTTTCAGGGCAGACCATTCCACATCCGGCAAAATGGATTTGGCTTCCTTTAAGGAATCTGATATCTTCTCGAAGTGGTTCAAAGCCAGTTTGAATTCTTGCGGTTTCAAACCTGGCAACTGCCCGAGGTGAAGTGATATCTTCTGCTTAAGAACTTTGGCCTGTTTGACTGCGAGTTGTTTGGCTTTCTCATGAACAGCATTATCAGCCAGTTTCTTTTTTAGCAGGGATATCAGCTCATCCTTCGACCTCAGCGCGCCAATTTTGTGTTTCTTGATAAACGTCTTAAGTTCCACACCTTTCAGAGATTCCAGATCGACATTCGGTTCGAGATGTTTCAGGAGATGGATAAAATCCTTCTTTGTTCGGGCGATGGCAATCCCGTTACTCTGAGCCAGTTTCTGCAGTTGCTTGATGGTGAGTTTATCAAAATCACCCTGCGAAACCGCAGTTCCGACTTTGACTGCTTCACCATGTTTCTTGGTAGCCATATCTGCAATTTCAGAAGGAACAAGTATGCAGTCGAAATTTTTCTTCTTCGATGCCGCTTGAATGGCGATTGCCCATGTGTAGAGTTGTGTGGTTGAATTTGATATTATCAATGTATCGGTACTCCCGCCCGACAAACTCTTGCACGGGCTGCCAGCACTAAACATCTGCACTGGGGGTGATAAGGGATTGGCGGAGCCTCGTTAATCAAGAACTCTTTCCCATCCAGTGGACCGCACTCCGGACAAGTACGTTCATCACCTGATGTCACCCAGACGACACGTTTCACACCTATTTGATTGTAGAATTTATTCCGTCCCTGACTATAAGCCCTTAAAGTTTCAGTCCGCGTGATCACTTCAACTCTTGTCTGAGTCGTTTTGAATACCGTTTTGCCTGCCAATCGAAACTGATTTGGATCTGTTATCACACTACCGATCTTCTTAGTTATCTTAGAAATCGAATCCCCACTGATAATCCCAACTGAAATTTGCTGCTTAATGTTATCCGTAAGTTCACGGGTAACATTACCAAGTAACTGCAGATCGTAGTTAACAAGAAAATCCAGCGCGGATCGATCGGTTAAACTCATAACCTGTCCAGCCAATTTTACACGATCTTCATGAGACAAATTCTCGTAGTGCTGAAACTTGAGTTCGCTGAATTCTCCGATACTGCCGGAGATGCCGTTCTGATAGGATTCCTTAACAGCATTACGCATTGCCACAGTCTGGTTGCTTTTCTGATCACTGATAATCTCATCAATGCCTTTCTGAATGCCACGCAACTGCTCTCGTCTGATTTCCAGGCCCTTCTTCAGAATCTGCTTATCACCAATCTCAGCCAGTTGAGATTTGATGAGCATCTCCGTTGAAAGGAGTGATTTAAGCATGGTATTCACCTGCCGTTCAGTGTACAGATCGCGTGCATGGAGACTTCGCAGTACTGCCTGCTGGATTTGTTGCGCCTGATTCAATCCAAAATCTCCACAGATTCAGCTTTCAGGAATTGACGGCAGGCAGCCTGATCGAAGCGTCGTTCTTCTTCTCTGACTGAACAGAAGTTGTTTTCAACATTGAAAAATCCACAATCATCACAGATGTTTTCAGCATCAGCAGAAGCATACATTCCCTCAGATTCTGCCTTTTCTTGTTTCTGTACCCGATCTGTCTCTTTCAACTTATCAAGTCCCAACATTTCCTGTGCTGTTTGTACCGACATCACACCCATCTGAACCAGAGAAACGATATCTTTGATATCCCATGACATATCGACCAATGTTCCTTCCTTAGATCGATTCGATTTTTCAACATCGGGATTCAAGTCCATCTTGGTCTGGATAGTGTTCTTGGAAATTAGATTACGGTCATAAAGTTCTATCAACAGCTTCTTGACATCAATTTCATTTGTTAGATCAACATCGGAGAATATGTATTGAATGTTCTTCTCAGAATAATCCTTCAGCTCTTTCCAATCATCAAATATCCAGTCGAGGATTTCCCGAGCGACCTGCTTGATCTCTTTCAGCATGATTACCATTTTCTGGAAGGCGATGGATGCGGTGGCGAAGTTAGGTCCATCACCCGTCACTAAGGATTTAGCAACACCGAGGGCAACAATAATATCCTCTTTGACTTCTTTGACTTTATCCTCGGTATTCAAAACCTGACCTTCTGTACCGTAAGTCTCAGCTCGAACATAGAACGGAACAACAAGACCGGATTTTAAATCCATCTTGTTAACCTGGTCGCGGATAGTCGAGATCATTTTCTGCGTCGGCATAATCACTTTATCTCCGTACTTACCTCCGACGAGGATAAATCGTAACGGAGTCGTCCAACGCTTGGCAATAGCTCGTTGCGCCCGGCGATAATCACGCAAGAGTTCAATCGACTCAAAGGCCGGCGTCACCATTGAATTGCCGCGCTGTGAAAACTGAGGTGCGTTCCATTTACGGTGGATCATCTGGTCAAGTGGCAGTTCTATTTCCTCACCAACGGAGCCACTTTCAGTTTCCGGTTTCTGAATTGCCTTAACCAATTCTCCATTCTCAAATTCAAAATCTACAGAGGGTGGATTAACGCAGATCAATTTGACAATATCATTGTGCTCGCCTTTTGAAGGTGTTCCACCCGATCCGTAACGCTTATACCCGA